GGATTCTAAACCTGACTTTTTATTAGTAATTTTTGTTTGTGATTCGCAATTGATAGTAATAGTCATGGCTGTATTTTAACCATTTTCTTGTGATCTGTCTAATTGAGCATATGAGATAACACCTGACAATTTTGCTGCTGTTTCTGCGGTCATTTTTAATATATCACCTTCTTCTAATACAAGGGTATTCGTTATAATATCGGTCGTGCTCGTAGCGGCTATATCTTGATTGCCAATCGTATGAGTAGCAGTAGCTGAAGTGTCAGTTAATTTAGTTGTCAGCGTTACTGCACTACTATGTATATTAACTGCTTGGATCTGTTTAATTAACAACCTAGAATCACTAGGTGCAGTCAACACTGAAGTTTCATCGGTGTTGGCTAAAGTAAAACCTTGATTTTTATATTGTATAGTCATGAAATAAACCAGTTAAAAGTATCTTGTTCGTTTTTAAAGTCTGTTTGAAAAGAAAAATTAAGTTGATTTTTTAATGTGGTTAAAGCATCCATAATCTGTCTTTGATTTGACGCATCATATTCAGGTTTAGGTTCTGGTATATTTACAGTAATTTTAGCCATTATCTTCTCCCGTCAGGTTGCACATCTGCTCTGAATGAACCAAATCGCCAGTTTTCATCTTGAGCACTGTTTTGTATTTTTAGTGAAGCAAATCGACCTCTTGCTCTAGTGTCAATTTTTTTTGTAGATGAGGTAACAGTAAATGGTCCTAATGAAGAGCTTGATTCGGTTTCAGATGGAAAGTCTTTAAGCTGTATGGTTACAGTAGCATTGCCACTTAACACTTTAAAGTCTGGTAAAAAGCGTCTTATCTTAATAAAGTTTTCTCCTTGAGCGCCTTCTGTGTCTAGAGTAAAATCACCTGATTCAATAAAAGCATTTATACTCTGCACAAAATTACCGTTATGGTCAGATTCATTCACACCTTTTTCGTGTTCGTAAACAGTTGTCTTACCTAAATTTGTACTAACACCTTGTATAGTAGGAAAAGTTGGAGCGCTTGCAGTAGTAAACTCTGTCGCAATAGGGTTATCAAATAAATATTTATCTACATAAGCAGTTCTCGATAATGAACTTGTTGTCCAAGCTCCCTCACGATAGTTTAAAGTTACACACCTATCAATTAATGATGAACCTGCTTTAGGGTAAAACCAATTAATTTCAGTAAATAAAGAATTGTAGTTACAATAAACTACTTCACCAGAATCATAATTAATACCTAAATCATCACTGTCCACATTAGTAAATACAAAGTCTTCTACCGAACAAGGTAACCGTTTGACTGTACCGTCAAACACAAAAAATCCACCTGACTCACCCATCCAATACACAGCACCATCTACATAAACAAGTGCGTGTTGACCAATCAAACCACAGTTAGAACCCACCTGTTGAATGTTAAAAGTAAAAGGTGGTCCTACAAACTGCATCGTATAAGCAGAAGTATCTGTCAATATAAAAATGTAATCTTTTGCTCGTAAAGCTCCTACTATTTTACTGCCAGAGTCTAATCTAAAAGTACCTGCAGTATTGGTAGATACAGGCGTATAATCAGTTCTATCTTCTTGATCACTAAATCTTATGAACATTTTGTCTTGAGTGCTTGATGTACCTACAGTTGTTTCTGTGCCCAAATGTATCAAATGTCTGTCTCGGCCTGATACTAATGACATAACACTTTTGGTTGGATTTGTAGTAGACACAGTGGCTCGTGTAGTAACACCACTGGTTGGATTCCATTCAAATGTCTTACCGTCATGTACGGTAGCAATTAAAATAGAACCAAAATTATCTAAAGCCCAGTTAGCAGGTTCGAGTGTTACATCGGTTGTTGGTGCAGCATTACCCCATGCAACAAAATTTGTAGCATCAGTTACCACTGCCTCGTCATCATGTGCTGCTCTGGTTGAACCTAAAGCCGCTCTAGTAATACCTGTTAAATCATTACTAGAAATGCCTGTGTAAGTAATTAATTCTGTACCTACTAATATGTGTCCAGATGAACTAAAACCAGAAGTTGAAGTTAATGTTACCGCTGTGCCCGAACCACCTGTACCTGCGGTGTTATCACCTAAAGCACCATTAAGATCGTTTTTTGTTAATGAAGCTGACTCACCACCCCACTGAGCAACACCCCAACCATAACCAGCTGTTGCTTGTGCGGGTCCAAATTTTACATATGGATTTATATTACAGCCCGTTGCACCAGTTACACCTGCACCCGATTCAACCTTACTCATTGTTACAGTAAAAGTATCAGATGTTCTAGTGATAACTTCAAAGGTATTAGTCGTGAAGTCAGTAGCAACAAAGCCAGTTCCAGAGCCTGGAATAGTCATATTGCTAAATGTAAATAAATCTCCTACCACTAATCCATGTGACGCTTTGTTTACAGTTAAAGTAGCTGAATTGTTAGTGGTTGTGTAAGTACAAGAGGTAAGAGCTGTGTCAAGAGGTGTAATATCAAAAAAAGCATTACCATAATATAAAGCAAGTATCTTGTTAGTAGCCACGGCTAAATATTTTTTACCATCTAGATCTGACCAATTGTGTAAATCTCTAGCAGCTCCAGCCAAAGTATTTGATGTAAGCTGTTGCCAACCGCCTACTTTCTCAGGTTCACCATAACGAAAACGAACAAAATCACCATCAGTCCATGTATATTCAGCAGATGATTGTGTCATCTGTTTATTAAAACCTGGTTTAAATGGTACTTTTACTAATGGCATAATTAATATCCTATTTTAAATAAGTATAATTCAATACACTACTTGTTGACAACCAGAGCATTTTTAAGATACCCAGTTGTAAAAATGAGTAATACAGTATCTACCATGCCCAAATTTTATATCATCTTTAGACTTGACCTCTGTTACTTCGTGTTCTAAATAACTTGGAAAAAACAACATTCTATTGTTGACACACTCTATTGTAGAATTTGCTGCACTTAATTTTAAATTACCACCAAAAAATTGTTTTGGTTCTTTATACATCCATATAAGACAAGTAAATTGCACACTATCACAATGAGGTTTATAATATTTAGACTTATCATAATAACTAATAAAAGTCGCATCTGTATTAGTATTTATAAAATTATTGTGGTGTAATGGCATAGCATCTAAAACAATATTGTGAAAATCTTTACTTTGTTGTTTGTACATGGTTCTTAATATTGGTGAAATAAGTCTACCTTTTCCTGTGTAATAGTCCCATACATGAAATCTAAAAGCATTAGATTTTGCTTTACCCTTAACAGTCTTCGCAACAGGGCTATCTTCGTCGTCAGCTTTTTGTACGATTGGTTGTGTTGCATACATATCAAGCTCATGCCATACAGCATTTACTTCTTCTTGAGTATACCAATTATCAATAACCAAATAAGGAGCTTCTTTTCTTTGGTTGTTTATTTTTATATCCCAGTCTTGTTTTATTTCTTTTACTATGTTTGTCATGGTTAATCGTCTATACCTCCAGTAGTAAATATTCTTTTGTGAGCATAGGTTTTATTATCTATCTTGATACGAACTTTGTTAGTTTTGACAAAACCAGCTTGTATTGTCCAAACATCTTCATCACAATTTATTTTGTGAAATGTGTCTCTACTTACAAAATTAAACCATTTTCTTTTTTTAAAAATAATATTACCATTATCATTAATCTCTTCTGTGTAAGTTCCTTTTAATATTACAGATAAAAAACTAAATGGGTGACTGTGGTAAATAACACTAGCGTTTTCTCTAGTATCAGGTATAGCTTCTACAGTAGAGGAAACAGGGTGTATCTTAGAAAACAATATAGTCAAGGGTGTTGACCAAAGGCCCCATCTTGAAATATACCTTATTCCATTTACTCCAGTTACATGACAACTGCCGTACCCTATTTTTAATTTTTTAGAGATCTTTGAGAAGAACTGTGTCATAGCCACCACTTCCATCAGATTTAGGTACTTTTACATATTCCTTTATGTTTTCTTTACTTTGTGTTTGCGCAATACGATTGCCATGATTATCAAGTTTTGGAACTACAATTTCAGTATCAGCTAAGTTAGTAAGCTCGTCTGCATAATCAGCAGTGTATTCTTCATACAAATTAGTGCCTTCTCCATAAACCATATATCTTTCAAGATGTGCAAGTAATGTCACTTCAGTTAATTCTTTTGCATTATTAAATTGAAATTTATACATGTCATCTGCATTTGCTAATTTTTTGTCTTTTGAAATAGGCATGACTATATCTGATTTAAGTGATTCAGCCCACGCCCAAACATTGTCATTTGTGCCAGTAACATATACAGCTTGTGTAGCCTGCATTTGAAAAGAAGCATTACACATATCGGTCACATATTCTACTGTAAGGTTGCTAGGGACTGTTACTACAGGCATAACAGCTCCTTTTTTATAAACTACTTCCATTGTTTTTGTTGAGGTATCTAAATCATAAAAATATTTTATAAAGTCATGGTCTAACAAAATACTGTTTTGTATTTTACTACTATCTTTATAATCAGGAGCACAACTACAACCATGTAAACTGTACTTATTTGCTCCCATTTTTACACCCCACACATTCGGTTCGTGTGGCCATGTTTCATCAGGAAATTTTTTTGCTATTTCAGTTTTAATTTTTTTAACTTCATCGTCATCAGTTCCTGCCCAATAAGTACGATGTACTACTGCTTTGTTTTGAATCCATGCTCTATATAAAACTGGGTTACTCATTATGATACTGCTCCTTGGACATTTCCACTTCCATCTTCGTATGTTACCGAATTACCGTTTAAATTAATAGCTTTACCTGCTGCTCCACCAGCTCCACCAGCTCCTGATTGTCCACCGTTAGCACCTTGTGTATGAGCTTGTCCAGCTGATCCAGCTTGACCAGCACCACCGCCTGCACCACCATTACCACCCTCTCCTCGTTGAGATTGTGGAGTTGCACCAGCTCCACCAGAACCACCACCTGATATACTTCCAGCTTGACCTGCGGCTAAATTAGTAGTTTGTGATGTGTTCATACCAACAGCTCCACCAGGGCCACCAGTTTGACCAGCTCCACCACCGCCACCGCCACCAGCACTAGCAATAGTTTGTGATTGGTTTTTATCAATTTGATAAATACCACGACCGCCGCCGCCACCACCGCCACCACCGCCACCACCTTTGATGTTCCCACCGTCGTTTTGGATAGTTGTGTCAAAGCCTAAATTGAGAGCGGCACCAGCAGATGCACCAGCTTGTCCAGCATGTGCAGCATCAGCTGCACCACCATTACCACCTTCACCACCAGCACCAGTAATTTGACTATTATTTATAATTTTTACGGTGTCTCCAGAAGTCCATTGGTTACCAGTATCAATACCATATCCACCTGTGCTAGAACTACCAACGATTGCTTGTACAGTAAGAGTTACATCTGAAATACCAGCAGAATAAGTACCACCTCTGTTGGAATAAATATTGTAGTTTTGTGTTGTGCTTGATATTTGTAAAGCGATAGCTATACGATTTGTACTACCATAAAATTGTGACATAGAGATAGTGCCACTAGTTGGTATAGAACCTGACTCACCTGTTGCACCTGACGGAACGTTTTGACCACCAGCATAGTATTCTGATAAAGAATCAGATCCACCTGCAGCATCACCAAACTCTGCTACGATTTCTGATATTGCTAATGATGAACCGCTATCTTTAACTGCCATTTTCTAGCTTCTCCACTTTCTTTTCTAGTTCTTTGATCGCTTCTATAAGCACACCAACTAAATTACCATAGGCTACTGACATATATTCACCTTCGTCATGCACAACTTGTGGCATAACTTTTTGTACTTCTTGAGCTACAACACCTGTGCCTTCTCTACCGTCTCTGGTAAATGTAACACCTCGCATTTCTTTAACTTTATTTAATGCGTTTTCTATTGTTTGAATATCGTCTTTTAATCTTTCATCAGAAAAAGCTGTAACATCATTGTTAAAGGTAGCGGCACCTGCTGCTGACATATCTAATGTCAAAGCAGTAATTGTTGAACCACCGTCATTGCCTTTAAAAATAATGTCTTTATCACTGGTAGCCGATTGCATAACAAAATCAGTTGAACTATTAGTAAAACGACCAAACTCAGTACCACCATCTTTTAAAATAATATCTGCACCATCAGCATCTAAAACAATGTCTTGACCATCAAATAAAGATTGATCTCTTGTTTTATACTGCCAACCAACCGTGCTGTCACCAGAGTAAACTAATGTAAATGCAGCTCTTTCATTAGCTACTACTAAATCAGAACTAGCTCCATTTATATTAGAACTGTTTCTACCAACCGTAAGATTGTTAGAGTCAAAAGTATTTTCAGAATCCATAAAAGTTACTTCATCACCTGCTGCTGGAGAGGCTGGTAAAGTTATTGTTCTTGCTCCACCTGAAGTATCGGCTAGTATTTGAGCTCCTGTTTGTACAGTTTCATTAGCACTTATAACACGCCAAAATTTTGTTTCGTGATCTTTAACAATATCAGTGCCATTTGAATGACATATGTAATGATGTCCTTCACATAATTTAAAACCTGTTTGACTAGTGACCTTAAATGTAAGTGTATATCCAGCATGATCTGTACCGTCAAATATATTAAACATTTTTTCTATTGAAGCAGGCATGTTTACTGTTCTATTTGCAGCTAATGTCCCTGTAAATTTGAGTGTCATGTTACGAGCATTTGATACCGCTGCATTACTCATTGCTAAAGTAACATCCGAAGATGCAACATCTATTTCTTCATAACCAGCTATTGCTTGTTGTATGACGTTAAAGTTGTTATTTGTTTTATCGCCCCATGTTCCTGGATTCTCTCCAGTAGCCATTAATTCGATTTTTAAGTCACTTGAGTATGATGATGCCATGATTACCTACTTTGTTCGTTTAAATTCATTATAAGACCCCTATGCGACCTTTTCAACCTTGTCTACATCAGTCCATGTTTGTGCTGTACCTGTGCTTACATCAGTCCATGTTTGTGCTGTACCGGTACTCACTGTCTCCCAAGCTACAGTGCCTCCAACACCTTGACTT